CCTGGTTACGAAAACGAAGATGGAATAAAACTTCCGTACATTGTGACTATTGATGAGGGATCGCAAAAAGTTTTATCAATCTACAGAAACTATGAAGAGGGTGATTCTTTAATGAAGAAAAAACAATATTTTGTTCATTATAAATTTTTACCTGGCCTTGGTTTTTATGGATTTGGTTTAATACACATGTTAGGCGGTCTTTCAAGAACGGCAACTTCTGCTTTAAGACAATTAATTGATGCAGGAACTTTATCAAATTTACCTGCTGGATTTAAAGCAAGAGGACTTAGAATACGTGATGATGATAATCCTTTACAACCTGGTGAGTTTAGAGATGTAGATGCACCTAGCGGGGATTTAAGACAAGGACTTTTACCTTTGCCTTACAAAGAGCCAAGCGCAACATTGTTTCAACTCTTGGGTTTTGTTGTTCAATCTGGTCAACGTTTTGCCACAATTGCAGATCAAAAAATAGGAGACAGTGTTGCAGCAAACGCACCTGTGGGTACAACTATGGCGCTGATAGAACGTGGTTCAAGAGTTATGAGTGCGATACATAAACGTCTTCATTACTCGCAAAAAACAGAATTTAATCTTCTAGCAAAAGTATTTAAAGATTTTTATCCTCAAGTTTATCCTTATGACGTTGGAAAAAATGCTGCGGCAGCGTTCAAAGCATCAGACTTTGATGACAAAGTTGATATCATGCCTGTTTCAGATCCTAATATTTTTTCTATGTCCCAAAGAGTTACCTTGGCTCAAACACAATTACAAATGGCACAATCAGATCCTAATCAACACAATCTTTATGAAGCTTACAAAAGAATGTATCAAGCTTTGGGTGTAAAAGATATTGATGCAATTCTACCTGTGCCAAAACCAGACAGCCCAAAAGACCCTGGTATTGAAAATTCAGATGCATTATTAGGTAAAAAACTAGTTCCTTTCCGTGGACAAGCACACCAACAACATATTGAGGCACATAGAATATTTATGTCGTCAATGTTAGTAAGAGCAAACCCTCAAGCAACGACATTATTGCAGGCTCACGTCATGGAGCACATTTCTTTACTTGCTAGAGAAGAAATAGAGGCACAAAATTCACAAATTATTGAGCAAGAGGCACAAAGATTTGGAGGAAAACTACCTCCAGAGCTACAACAACAGTTCCAACAGCAATTAGAAATACAAGTTGCTGACAGAATTAGTGATTTAATTGGTGAAATGTTTGTTGAAGAGCAAGAAGCGATGGCTGGACAAGGACAAGATCCGTTAATTGGACTAAAAGAACAAGAATTACAGTTAAAAGCACAGGATATTGAAAGAAAAGCACAAAATGATCAGTCAAAATTAGAACTTGACGCTGCAAAATTAGAGCAACAAGCAAAATTAGCACAAGATAAAATAGATTCGAACGAAGATATTGCTCAATTGCGTGCAAATGTTAATTTAGACAAGAAAAATGATGCGAGCTGACGAAAAATTAGCGGATTATTTTGATAAGCTTATGCTTATAGCAAAAAATAGTAGTAAATCATCCGAAGATAGTATACTTTTAGCGGGAGCTATGATGGCTGTATCACGAGTTTTGTTTTATGATCATCTTAGCGAAAAAGAAGCCAATGCTTTGTTAGATCAAGGTGGTCATGATCTAATTGAACTTGTTAAACCAACGATACACTAATGAATTTTAAAAAAACAAAAACACAAGTAGTTAAACAAAAGAACCCTTTTCCTAATTTACAAGTTTCTTCTGATGCTGCAATTGTTTATTCGCCTTTTGTTGTCAAACAAAACAAAGGTGGAGGCCCAAAAGGGCAGACAAGCAAGATGCAAATCAAAAAAGTTGCTTTTAAGGGTGTAAAGTAATAAAACCATCTCAACAAAGGAGGTTTCTATGAAACTTTTAGCAGATCTATGGGCTCATTTGAAAGAATGGTCCGATTGGAGCATGAAAGATTGGATTAAAGCTGGTATCGTAGCAATAATCGTAATCGTAATTATAGGAGCAATCTAAAAAAACATGTGGCAACTATTAGCAAAACCACTTCTTGGCGTCGTCGCTGATGGCGTCAAGGGTTTCGTTGAAACAAAGAAAGCAAAGCAAGAATTAAAACTTACAACTATCAAAGCAACACAGAAACTTAAAGAAGACCAGATTGCTGGCAAAGTAGCCTGGGAGCAAAGTGCCGTTGACCAAATGAAAGGGTCGTGGAAAGACGAGGTAGCATTAATTGTTCTACTTCTTCCAGCCGTTTTAGTCTTCACGCCTTTACAAGAACACGTACACCAGGGCTTTATCGCCTTACAGGACTTGCCTTCGTATTATCATAACCTACTTTATATAGCGATCTCTGCAAGCTTCGGCATCAAGGCAGGGTCTAGTGCAATAGGAATGTTTAAGAAGAAATGAAGAAGGCTCAAAAGAAAAAAGTAAAAAAAGTTATTAAAGGTTTAAAAAAAGCTTCAAAGTTGCATGCGGGACAAGCAAAAACTTTGCAGGGTGTAATAAAGAAAAGGTATAAAATAGCATGAGTTATGAAGAATTAGCAGCATCAGTTAAATTAAGTGAAGGTTTTAGAAACAAAGTATATAAAGATACCGAAGGGTTCCGTACAATTGGATGGGGTCATAAAGTTGTCCACACAGATGATATTATTGACGGTAAAGAATACTCAGAAGAAGAATTACAAAGCATATTTGATAAGGACCTCAAATTCGCAATAGATAATGCAGAAGCTTTAATAAGCGAAAATGATATTGGTGAATTACCAGAAACAGTAAAACATGTGCTGACAGAGATGTGTTTCCAACTTGGCAAATCAGGCGTTGCTAAGTTTAAAAATATGTGGAAATGCCTGCAGGAAGACAATTTTATAGGTGCGAGTTATGAGATGTTAGACTCTAAATGGAATAAACAAACTCCAAATCGTTGCAAAAAATTGTCTGACCTCATGAAATCATGCGGCTAGAAAATTTCTTTACAGCATATAAAAAAGATTTAATTGCTAGACAAGATCAAGTAAAACAAGCTATATTAAATGGGATGGCTAAAGATTGGGCAGATTATAAATATCTGACTGGTAAATTAGCTGCATTAACACAAGAAGTTCAGGAACTCACGGACCTGCTTAAGAAAACGGAGCTAGAAGATAATGACTAAACCAAAATTAATAGTGCCCAAACACGTTTGGGACGGAAAACAAGCAGAAAAAGCAAAAAATGAAGTAGAAAAATTACCCAACCCTGTGGGCTGGAGAATGGTTTTATTTCCACTCAAATTAAAAGAGAAAACAAAAGGTGGTTTGCTTTTAACCGATGAAACTGTTGAACAATCTCAGATTACAACGAACATTTGTAAAGTTTTGAAGATGGGTGATTTGTGTTACAAAGACGACAGTAAGTTTCCCACTGGTCCTTGGTGTAAAGAGGGCGACTGGGTTCTCATAACTAGATATGCGGGATCTCGTATACGTATTGACGGTGGTGAGTTAAGGATAATCAACGATGATGAAATACTGGCAAAGGTTGATGATCCCCGAGATATTT